GCCATACTGCTCCGTGATTCTCGGCAACCATTGCCGAATGCTCGCGGTGTTCCGCAGCAACGAGCCTTGCCCGCAGGCCGTGCCTTCAGATAACCCGCCACGCCAGCCCTTCCCCATGCGCTCAAGCATGGCCTCGTCGTTCAACTTCATATCTGGTAGAAGTTGGGCGCTTTGCCAATCGTCGCTGCGTCGGTGGTCTGGTAGTGAATGTCAGAAGTCAGCAGGAAAATGCCATCGGCGTTATCAGCCACAGGACTCGTCGCGTTAGTAGTCCGACGAAGCCGTGCGTAGATAATCCCATCTGGCTCTGCCCTTGGCATACATGTACTTCCATTCCCACGTCACCGCGTCGGTGGAAGTGCCATCGGAAATCCAGTGAGCATGAAAGTGAATCTCCGCACCCGGCACGATGTCATGCGGAACGTGGAAGATAAACCACACGAAGTCGCCCACGGCAAACTTGTAAGCATAGAAATCCGAAGTGCCAATCTGCGCCCAGTCAGGGTCAGTCGCAGCAACGCCACGAACCAAAACCTGCCCGGTAATGTCCCGCCAGCCGAACGTGCCAGAGTGGGGATAGATGATGTCCGGCGTCCCCAAAATCTGATAGGTGTTCTTCTCGTTAATAGACATTAACAGTCCTCTATGTCTCGTCGCTCGAAGCAATCAATGGCCGAACCAGGCGTGGCGTTAATAACCTCCACAAGCCCCTGCTCCGCAACTGTCCGGTATAGCCCCACCAGTTCGTAATGCACGCCGCCGCTTACTTTCTGCTTAGGCCAATGCTGCATCAGCGACGGATACTCCCCGAAATAATGACGGGGCATAGAGCCAATCTTTCTCTCGCGCCCGTTATAGTCAGGCGCATATCTCAAATCGTAGCCGAGCAGGATGATTCTCTCGGCTCCCTGTAGATAAGCCATGTTCACCAGCGTGTAGCCCGAACCATGGCCGTGATGCACATAGGACGGGTCGGCTGATAATCCGGGGCGGTTCTTCTCCCCTATCCAGTTCAGGCCATGCGCCGCCGCAGCGAGCCTGTTGGTCGTCCACTTGGACGCGGGATGCTCACTTAAGCCCCGCTCCCAGTAGTAAAACCAGAAATTCTCATTGACCGCATAAAGCAGTTCAAGGTCAGGCACAATCTCGTAAGTCAGATTGCAGCCGAACAGTCTATAACCCTTGCTGCGCGCTACCTCTATCTGCTCCAGCGTCAGCGACGGGCCTGTGCCGATGCAAACCACTGTCCCTGAGGGCATCGGCTAACTCCACCATGGGGAAACAATCCAACGCCGAACCCGGCGTGGCATTTACAATCGGAACCGCGCAAGTCTTCGCGGCAACCCGGAACGGCTTGATAAACGACTCATACTCGTTGCGATTGAACAACGGCGCGGGATGGTCACCGAAGAAGTGCCGCCTGCCGTCAACCAACCGCATATCGAACCCAACCAGCACAACGCGGCTGACGCCCTTTAGTAGCGAAAAGTTCACTCCCTGAAACCCGCTGTTGCTGCCGTAATGCACAACATCCGGGTCTGTCGAAAATCCGGGCGCAGTCGCACCCTTTACGAAGTTCAGCCCATCAATGGCTAACTCCGTTTTATCGTTGGTCCCCTTTTCGTGGGTCGTCCAACGCTCCCCCGCAAACTCTGCCGCGCCGTTGTTGGCTTTCCACCATTTCGCATCGCAGGCATATAAAACATCTACCAACGGCATCAGTTTGTAAGCATCATTAACGCAAACAACCTTCCAACCGTTCAGCCACCGAGCAAGCCTTACAGCCTTCGCAACCTCAGGCGTCAGGCTTGGCCCGCTTGCGGCGACGACGCACGGGAGTCCCGTCCAGTCCTGCTTTATTCTCTGTAGCTGCAATGACCTTGTTCTCCGGTGCGACCTTCTCGACAATGGCTTTGCCGTAACCGCGCTTGATGACGCGCTCGGCTAACTCCTTCGGCACATCATGCTCGCCACGCAACAAGGCGCGAACCTCGTGCGGGCTTACTCTGTACCGAAATTCCTTAGTTACCTTGATTTTCATGCACACTCCAAAAAAGAGAGGGGAGGGCCGAAGCCCTCCCCCTCAAGCCGATTAAGCCTCGGCAACCTTCAGGAACTTCAGGCAGTCGTTATTACTAACGATGCCCGCATAACGCCTGCGGATATAGAAACGTACATAACCAGGATTCGTCACACCCTCAGCAGTCACCGCAAGTTCACGGCGGCTGCAAAGCGTGTATGCACGACGGAAATCACCAAAGGCAATCGGCAAGCCGTTGTCCGTGGTGTAGTCGTCCATATCTTCCCAGGTAAACACTTCGTAGCCCAACAGACGATCCGGCTGGCCCGCCTGCTGCGACGGCTGCCAGTAATAATCGCCATTCGAGGACTTCATCCGACGCACGGCACCCTGAGTAACCTGGTTCATGGCGAACTTGGCATTGGGGCGATAAGCACCGTTCAGCTTGTAGACCAAGACAATGATGTCATCGAAGTCCATGACCATCGGAGAGGCAGGGCTGTCGAACGGCACATACTCATACGCAGCCGCAGCGCGGAGCGGAGAAGCATGGTCAGCCGTGGCGACGGGCGCACTGTTCGTCATGCCGGTGGGCTTGGACGAACCGTTGCCGTTCCAGATGGCAGCGTCCAGGTTCTTCCGCATGCCGTCAGCGATGTCATTGACCAACCAAGACTCGGCCGAGAAGAAGACATCCTGCAAGGCATGTTCCGAAATCTGCGGGTAAGCGTAAAGTTCGCCCCAGGTCGGAGTCACTTCCCGAAGATTCGGGGTGCCGGTGGCCGAGCGAGTCCCGGTTTCACCAACCCAGCCAGAAGTCCCGCCGTGGATGCTGACAAGCTTCTTGAAGTCAGACGAACCGACCTGAAGCGACTCAACCTCGTTCAGAATGTCGGACTGCTTCAGCAGCAGCGCGTCAACCTGAGCGGCGATTTCTTCGGGAACGGCATAACCACCCGAAGCGGGCGTGCCAATCACAATGTCCTTATACTCAGAAGCTTTGGCGCGAAGCTCGCGCATCTTCTGCTCGGATTCAGAATCCTTTCCACCGGCACGCAGCCAGGACATGAAAATATCCTTATGCTCGGAGCGAATCTTGTCCTGAATGGTGCCCTTCGGGCGGTCATTCATGGACTCGACAATCTCCAGGCGCTCCTTCATCTGCTCCTGCTGCCGCTCGATTTCGCGCTTCTTCTTCTGCGCATCGGTAAGCTCGGACTCAATCTTGTCCAGCTTGCCAGCCAGTTCCTTGGCGCGAGCCTCATGCCCCTTGCTTTCGGCTTCCAGGCGCTCGTCATTCGTGGTTTTAAACTCTTCGAATGCAGAGTTGACGCTCTCAATGGCGTCGAGAATAGGGTTACTCATAATTTACGGTCCTCGTAAAATAAAAAACCCGCATTAGGCGGGCGAGGTAGGGGATAGATGCGGCTATAACCTGATGCGTCTAATGGTCGCTGCCAGCATCCGTTCTTCAAGCTGCTTCGCGGCGAGTGCGATTGCCTTTTCCTCATCTGACTCTTCCCGAGTCTCAGTGGCGACTTCAATGACGTCTGGCTCATCCCGAGCTTCCTCGTCCTCAAACATCTTGGCTACGATTCGCTTTGAAACACTGTGAGAGCACCCTACCTCCCGTAAGATGCGCTCAAATTCGCGCGGCGTCGGCACGTACTCGCCAGCAGCGGATAACCGCGACTTAACGTGTGCGCCCTGCGCCAACGGATTCATCGGAAGGCTCACTACAGAGACTTCCCAAAGTTCTGCCTCTTTAATGAGGCGGTTGCCGTCCTTGTCATAGTCGTGGTCGAGCGTGCGATAACCGATGCTCAACCCTTTGACTGCTTCCATTTTCAGCAATACGTGAATCTCATCGCCCAAAGGCGTTGGGGCCAGAACCCCTTTCACCTTAAGGCCTTGCTCGTCCTCTGACATATCAAGCCACTTGCCCGCCACTCGGGACGGGTCGTGTTGCCAGAACATCGCAGGCAAGCCGCCAGTGTCCTTGTGCTGCTTGAGACTCCGCTTGAACGCGCCGGGGACGACAATATCGCCGCCCAAGTCCACGTGCTTGAAGATTGAGCCGTGGCCTTCAAACTCGCGGCCAGCCAGCCCCTTGACTTCAAGCG